GCGAGTTTGGAGAGGTGCATACGGACTTTTCAAGTCCAAAGGCGGTAGCGAACATGTTTGTATACATCATAGGTGACAGAAACATCTATGACTTGGTTCAACAATATATAGACGATAACAATGTGGTCTTCGACTTAGAAGATATGGAAGAGGAGTAACGAATGTCTGAGAACAATGAAAAAATATATAAAACAACAAGCCAAAGAGCGTTAGCCCAACACTGGAAAGATGGTAACAACGCAACATTAAGGAACATAGTCAGTGTAGAGAACGGATTAGTCATAGGGAACGCACTTACATATTCGAATATAAATGGCCAATATACAACGACTAGAGTTATATTAGGTTATACAGATGATAACGGTGATAGAGTTGTTTACAACTATACAGCACAGAACCTAGCGGATAGTTATCTCTGGGCTCAAAGACCTAAAAAGTGGAACAACAACCAACCCCGCCATCCCAAGCTGCTATTCGCAGAGGTAGGGAAGGGAAGAGCACTTAACTCCGTTGGACTAAGCACACAGCTTATATGTAAGTTGATAGAAGATGGACATGCCTCTAAGATACTACTACCCCCAGAGGAAGGACATCCCCACTATGTAGAGTTATAGCCTTCTACCCTACCACCCCCCTATGGGGCTTCAGAAAGAAAACTTTGAGGTTTTATTATGTGCATGGGGGTGTAGAGGCATTTAAGCAAGAGGAAGGTTTTAACAGGCATTTCCGAGCGATCTAGCACCCACATAGCACCACTCTTTAACTAGAACCAACAACGAGAAAACGACAATGAAAAATCAACAATCATTATTCGGCAGAGAGATTACCAGCGTTACAGACGCTATACTCACGATTGAGTGTGACGAGGACGCTAGCGAAACAGACCAGATAGCTGCTTGGCAGTACCTCATAGACACAGGTGCGGTCTGGCAGCTACAAGGCACTTACGGGAGAACCGCAGCTTACCTCATAGACGAGGGCATATGCTCAGCACCTGACAGTGACACATAAAACTCTTGACAGAGTTTCGTTCACGCTTAGGGACATGCGAAACACACATACGAGCGGGCACGCGGTTACGGATTTACGCGTAACTCTTGACACACACGATGTTTCGTAGAAACATTCAAAACAAAAACTTAACAAAACTATACTTTGTTTCGCAAAAAACTTAACAAAACTATACGCACCTCATTTCCTACGGAAAAGCCGGACATATTCTGTCCGGAGCTTATAAAAAGATTTGACAGATCTCCAGAACCGGTTATATTACCAATACATTCAAACAACGAGGTCTTAATGAACACCAATCCTATCCTTAATCTTGAAGAGCAACTCCTTAACAGCCGACTATGGGATGCTCGCATGCTGTTGAAGGATCAACAAGAGATGCACCGTTGCACTATAGATACATGGGACACGATCCTTCAGATCATTGACGCTCTCGAAGCTCTCCAGCCTCAACCAGAGACTGGCTATCTCACCAGAGATCAGGCTGCTGACTTGTTGGGTAATGACGCTTACATTCATGTCGATGACTATGAAGATCTCGAAGCGGTATCTCACTCAATGAGGCGAGTCTATTATATCGTGGGCCGCAATGGTCACAGCGATATGTATCTCGGCTAGTCCCTACCTCCCTACTCCCCTACACCCCTTAACACTTACCTACGGAAACTTTATGTCCACATTTGATACTCTCACCATTCTCTTCTTCTCCTTCTCAAACCTTGTTGCTCTTGGTTTTGGCCTTGCACTCTTTAAGGACGGTATCCACCACCTTGTGGTTCAGCGTGACGCTGAGGGCCTGTTCCCTCTCCTAGCTGGCTTCCTCTGCTTGGTTATGGTCGCTTGCACCCTTGGACTGGGCTATGGAGTTCTTGCAACTCCTGCTCTGCTTGGAGCTACTATCTGCGACTGGGACATGAAGATGAAAGTCAAGCAGCTTCTCAAAGAGGGCAAGATCTATGACTACTCTCTTAGAGAGGCCACAAACGACGCTCATCAGATGGCCAACGAGTTTCATTGCCGAGCTTTCGTTATCGATGTTGATGGCACTGGTGATTTTGATGTAGTGCTTGCAGCCCCAGACGATAACACGCTCATTATGCGAGTCGTATGGCCTTACAAGTGGGTTACAGATGCAAAGAGCTAACCCACTCTTTCACACCATTACTTAACAAAACTATATGACTCTCACAACCGAGCAGGCGAGAAAGAAAAAAAGTTTGTTTGGACATTTTATGTCCGTTTTAAAATTGACAATCTCCTCAAAATCGATTATATTATATACATCAAGCAAGGAGCTTACTATGAAAAACGACTTTTCAATCACCATCAATCCTCTCTTTATCGGTTTCGTCACAGAGCGTTCAGTGTTTCGTGAGAGCCCAGTCAAGGGCCGCAGAGGCTATAAGTATGTCGCAATCTGGGAAACCCCATGGGGAAAGAAGCATGGTGTCTATGATGCAACCCCAGATTGCGAAGAGGAGCTTGAGCGATTGAGAGCAAAGCCTCTAGCTCGGGCTATGGTTGCACTTGAGAAAGCACAAGCTCGATATGACGCTATGTATGACGGTATGACCTATGAAGAGGAGGTTATCAAGTATGAGACTCCTTATCCTCAGATCCCAACCGCTCGACGAGCTATTATGTCACCACGATATGAGCGAGCAAAGCGTGAGAGATTAATCTTAGAACAGGCTCTTCAGCAGGTTAGAGGCAAGATCCACAATGTTGTATCAGCTTATCAAGAGAGAGACTACAAGACAGCTACCGGTTGTCTATTCGATCTCAATCAGTGGTATCTCTCTCTTTGCTCGGTAGCTCGTCCAGAGCACCACAAGGTAGAACTTAAAAAAAATAAAAAGCGGTCATAATCTGTCCGATAAAAATAGACGATTACTTTAAACTATGTTATATTATAGTATAACAAACAGCCAAGGAGCTAAAATGAAAGCAAGGAACTTTATGCGAAAGCGAGTAGCCGCTAAGACATCCCAAGAAATGACCGCATCTGCGTGTCGTCTCGACCGCTTAGGCGGACAACGGTTTCCAACCGACACCGGCAATGAGAAGCTTAATAATCTCAACGCCCGATTGAACACACTCAACGAAGGACTTGAGGAGCTAGCAGTTGAGCTTCTTGACAATACAACCGACCAGCCAGCGAGCTATTACAACGGCTCTCTGAAGCAGCTTAACGCTGAGGAAGCTGCTCTTATCAAGGCAGAGATTGAGGCAGAGATGCCCAATGCCTAGTATCTTTATCTCTTCATTTATCATATACACGCTAGCGTGTTTCACTATTCATATTTTATTCAACAACAACGGAGCTTATATGCCTTCAACAATCACTAACTCAACCGCTCACAATGGAGCTTTCATTGTCACTCATTCAGATGGTGCTCAAGTATCCTGTCACAACCTCCCCACTGCTCAGGTAGAAGCTGGGGTTCTAGTTCTCTCTTCTTATCAAGACTCGGAGCCAGAGCAGTTGACCATTGAAGAATATTATGGCTGTGAGCTTGGTGGCTTTGGTCGTCACACTCCAGCTATCACTTGGACTATCACCGGCAGAGTAGAACGCTGTCACAACTGGGCAACCGCTCGGACAATCGTTAACGAAAATGAAAAGTTTCGTTCCAAGCTGAGTTAGCTAAAAGGGGAGCTACCCCCTCCCCCTACCCTCCACACCGGCCCAAATAAGTACTGCTAATCGATGGGCGGCGGCGATGGCCGGCCTGATACGTCGTACACACCCAGCAAATTTCCCAGATTAAAAAACCGCCCCAAAAATTTTTACAGATTTAAGGACTATTTACTTCCGAGGTGTAAATCATGAAACTTACTAGTAAAATGCTAAAACATATGATAAGAGAGGCATTTAGAGATAGAGACTTCCCGTCAATGACAGATAAAAGATCTAGAGCGCAGATGAGGGCAGACGCAGGTGTACATATACCAGATAGCCTAGCAGGGGAGCCAGAGGTGGCTACATCCCTAGCACAGGCGATGGGTTCAGAAGAACCAGATGCCGCAGATCGCCTAGAAGGTGGTGTTGTGGAGGTGGATGTCCAAAAGATGACAGACGAATACCCTAAAATTAAAGCCGCCTTTCAATATCTAAGAGATCAGGACACCGAAGAAGCAAGCATGTATGGTTGGAATGAACTAAAGAAATTTCTGATCGACGGCGAGTACACTATAGATTTACAGGATTCTCCGATTCCTTACTATGCAAAAAGGGTGATGAGAGCTTTATACGACGCCATAGAACATGCCGGATGGGAAAAGGGCGTTGATTACGAAGAGGAGGGGGATATATCTCCATATGGCGATGCCAGATATCAAATTGATAAAACTCCAATATTGATGCGTCACAATTTTACTAGATATAAGAACTTATTGCCAAAAATAACAAAAGCAGGAGACAACAGAGCATATAATTGGTTCTATCCCCGGCTAGAAGAAAGCGCTGCTGTGCCAAGGTTGCCCGAAAAGACTTCCAATAAACAACGGTAAATAAACGATTTAACGACATAGTTATCTATAGAGGGGTATTACCCCTAGGGAGGATTATGAATGTTAATTTTATCATTATTATGGGGGTGTTTCAACCTAGGATTGGATGATTCCGGGCCCACTGTAAAGGCGATGAAGCCAATTCCGGAACCAAGCCCAATTTATTGGGAAGCTTGCTCATATCAGCTAGGCGATCACATATGTGATTTTACATATGCCAACGCAGACAACACCACGACAACACTCTACGATCATTATGGAAAGATTGTTGTTATAGATTACTTTACAGAGTGGTGTCCATACTGTCGTCAGGCAGCAGAAAACGTCGACTATTATATCGACGAAGACACAGACATGCTGTCTGTGATGCTTCAAAACCAATGGGGTAATGCCCCAAGAATTGAAGACACCGAACGGTGGGCTTCTGTTTTCGAGCTTGAGCCTGAAACAGTGTTAGCCGCTGGGGATTACATCAAGGATCCCAACGCCGAGTGGGGTCCGGACTTGCAAGCATATCCAAGTTTCATTATCATTGACAAGGATATGATAATAAGAGAGAAAGTCATGGGGTGGTCGTTAGACATAATGCAAGATCTTCTTGCCGATATAAAATCTGAGGAATAGTTATTAATGGAGGGTGTGGTGGATGTTCATTGTTTTGTTTTTATGGGGGTGTTGGTCTGACCAAGGTCTGACTCACGAAGTTATTAAAGAAGTTGAGGTTGTTGTTTACGATACCGCCTACGTCGAAGTCGAAGTGGAAGTTGAGGTGGAGGTTGAAGTAGAGGTGGAAGTCCTTGTGCCTGAACGATATCCACTCTGGGTTCAATCGATCGTCCAACCGAAGCTTGTGAATGGAATCGATATTCTCTGGATTGTCGACCCTTCTGGGTCAATGATGAACGATATGCCTCGTGTTGCTGATGGCGTAGCACAAATGATGAACGCTTTGCCTGTTGATGTATTTTGGAGACTTGAGATCCTTTCCACCGATTACGTTCAAGCGATCAATATGGCATCTTTTCCTTTGTTGCCGGGGGATTCCGATCTTGATGCGCAAAACCAATTAAACAATAATGTTTCGGGCTATCGCGAAGGAGGTCTTGAAGCTGCTAACTTCTTTATGTCGCAAAACATTGATGCCTATCAATGGTTACGAAGTGACGCGGCGCTGTTGATTGTGTTTGTTTCGGACGAAGATGACCGAAGCACCGGATTAAATTCTCAAGCATTTATCGATTGGGTTCGCTTAATGAGAGAAACAATTTATGTTACGGCGATCGTAAATCAAGATATTACCATAAGTGAATGCCCGGGAACCTTTAGTGCCGTTAATGATGTAGGTAATGAGTACATGGATGTTGCAAATTTTTTTGGCGGCGTTATAATCGACATATGTTCCGAGGATTGGACTCAAGGTGTAGCTCAAGCATCAAGCCAACTGCAACTGGTTGAGGAAATCAAACTCGATTATGTTCCTGTTTCCGATCAACACATTGAAGTGTTCGTCGATGGCACAATATGGACCGATTGGACTTTTGATGTTCTAACAAATATTATAACCTTCACTGTGGTCCCTCCGGAAGAATCTCTGATAGAAGTGGTATACAATTACCTGTAGTGGATACTATTTATTGCGGGTGAATTGCAATGAAAATAAAAATTATAAAGACCATCAATGAATCGAATGATCCTTTTGCTGCGGCAATGAGGCATTTGGGTGGCGATGAGGGGCTTAGCGATCCTGACTTGAGTGATGACGGTAGTGTCGATGCTACGATGCCTCTAGCAGGCTCAGAGGGTGCCCCTAAGACAGCAGGACAGCTAGCAAGAGAAAAGGCAGAAGAGCTTGGGTTCAAACTTGTGAAGCCTCTTGGAGAGGGAAAATACGGAAAGGTATATCTGATATCGAAACCAAATCATAACTTAGCTCTTAAAGTTGTTTCTCACATGGCCCAAAGAGAAGTCGAAAATTACGAAACAGTTTCGAATGCAAGAAGTCAGAGTGAAAACATAGCAAAACATTTTCCGAAAGTATTTCATACATCTTTAGATGGCGATAATGGTTTCATAGTTATGGAGTTGTTAACAGATTCTGGTGTTGAGTCAATGGTTATATCAGACCTAGTAGGTGATGGTGAAATGATTGTTCCACTAGAGCAAGATCAACCTTACAAAAACCTCAGAAAGAGGATGTATATGTATTTGAGAAACACCTCTGTGAGACGAAGACTACTAAGCAACATGTTTTCATTAACATTTGCAAACGATGATGTTCGTGACAAGATAGGTGATGCTCTAGAGTATAGACTTGGACCAGATTTTGGGGTTGAGTTCTTGAAAAGCCGTTCAATTGCTGGGAAGTTTAATCAAATTAAACAACTGGAAGATAAGGCTTCTTCTTTATTGGATTCTAATACTTTAAGCTATGTCTTTGATCGCAGTGGTTCTTTGAAAGATGAGTTCATTGCTAATCCCGGAGCCCTTACTTTTCTTTTGATCGCATTAGAGACTGCTAAGGAAGCAGATCCTTACGCTGGTACATACCAAAGCTGGTATGAAAGGACCGTAGTTGACGCTACAAATCAGTTTATGAGTTTCTATAGGAGGGCTACACCAGTACCATACCATTACGGAGAGCAGAGACCCCAATATGCGGGCGCAATGCCCCAAGATGCTGATGTTTATTCAGATGCAACTTCATTAAGAACCGCTATGCAAGAGCTAGTCGAAATAACTGGGTTATTTGCGAGAGATGTACATGGTGGAAACGTTATGGTAAGACCTGAGACTGGAGATCTAGTGATCGTTGACTTAGGACTTTTCAAAAAACGAAAAGAAATGACTTATGAAGAGAAGAAAAGGACACGGAAGAAGACAAAAGGTTCCAAGCCAGTGAAATATCTTAGGCTGTTTACTAAGAAACGATCCTAATTACATAATGATCACGGAGGTCACATGAAAAATGGAAATTTTAATAGAATCACTAGCTCAGTATGGACCTCTCGGTCTTTGGACTGCTTCGCTACTGTATGCTAACTACCAAACTAAGAAAGATGCCAAGGAGGAAGAGCGTCTACTGCAAGATAAGGTGATAGATAAGTTAGAAAAACAACATAGAATGTTAGAAAAGGCCTTAGATAAGCTTGATATAGGTTTAGATAAGATGAAAGAACAAAGAATAAGAGAGTTTAATACTAAAACTTAATATAATAATGATTGTATTATAATATATTAATATAAAAGAAAATTAATAAAAGAAAAAGCTTGACATTTTAACCTCCAGATGCTATAATTAAGTTGTAAGTGATAGAATAATAAACGATATACTATAATATAACATATTTTGAGGGGATTTGCAAATGAAAAATGGAAAAAAAAGAATTAGTTTTGACTTTGATAATACAATAGCAATAACGTATGTTGATTTTCCGAAGCAATCAGACCCAAAGCCAGTTTTTATTGAATATAATCCCAAGATCATCTCTCTAATCAGAGAATATATTGATAATGGGGATGAAGTATTCATTGTAACCTCCAGATATAGACATTTGGAGCAACAATATCCTCAACAAGACGTACCTTATCATCTAAACAAGCTCGGATTAACAGAATATTTCTGGCCTGATAGGGTCTTCTACATGGATGGCGGCCTTAAACATGAAAAATTGACTGAATTAAACATAGATTTGCATCATGATGACTCCATGGAAGAACTTTTAGCTTGTAAATCAGCAGGAATTCCTTGTAATAACCCATATGATCACTATAAAGATGCCAATGTAGTTGGCAAAGCAGTGATATATGATGGCTCAGATAAGATTTTGGTCTTAAAGAGAGGCGATAAAGGCACAAAGTGGGACCTTCCGGGTGGTCACATCAAGAAAATAGAGCTTAAGAGAGGACAATTTGGTCTCCAGAAGGGTTTAGAGAGAGAAGTAGCTGAAGAAACGGGCATTGTATTGCCCAATGAAACCTTTTATTATGACTTTAGCAACACATTTAACGGTAAAACTAATCAAATTCACATTTATATGAGCAGATTAGATGAAATAGAGCCGGATGTTGACCTAGAAGTACAAGATTTTCAAGAAAATATCGACTATAAGTGGGTGCCGATGTCTAAAATCGACCCATTTCTTGATAATGCAACCAGTGTACTCAGAGAAGTGATGCAAAAAATACAAAAAGAGGGTAAAACTATGACGAATGAAGACGTATATCTCGCTGCACAACACAAAAATTGGCGAAAAATGAAGACAAAGCTCATCGGAACAGGAAAAAACAAGCATAAAGGCGGTGGTAAGGGTCACGAAGAGACAGATATGGGCCCATCCAAGAACGTTTTAGCCTTGGATGAAGAGAAAGATAAAAAAAAACATAAAATTAAGGTAAAAATCGTCAAAAAAGACGAAAATCTTGACGAAAAAAAGAAAAAACGTCGAAAAAAACGAAAAAAGACAAAAAAACGACGTTCAAAAGCCGGATATGGCGGACATTACCCCTATTATGACCTGTATGATGGTGATTCTGGTGGTGGAGACGGAGGAGGTGGTGAATAAATGGACAATTTTATTGAAAAATGGCTTAAATTTGCTCTTTCTTATGTATTTTTTATGATTTTTTGGTCGGTTTGTGGCTTTGAAAGCACTATAGTAACCATTTTATTGGTGATTTTAGCGTATATCGCAGACTCTGAGAACAACAGGGATTGATATGTCTTTAGGTGCAGCATACTTAGATAAGTTTAAAATAGGAGATTATGTGACTTGGAGAACCCTTTCAATTGACAAAGATAGGCATTATAATGAATTTTATGGCTTAATTGTCGATCTAATCTATTATGAGGATGAAATAAGACCCGTTCATTACGCTAGAGTGCGAGAAAACAAAGCTGGAGACACATTTTATGTTGTTTTGTCTTGTTTAAAGAAAGTGGAAACTAATTAGAATATGACCTGTGCAATACAAAACAATTCGTCTTATGACACGTCAGAAATAGAACCATTGATTCAAGATTTGTTTCAATTTGCTGACAAGAGGTTTGGTTTCAACCGACCTCCTTCTATTAAATTCATTTCTGATTCTAACAATCATCATCTTTTGGGAAAAACGGGCCACTACAGCCCAAGTGAAATGGAAATAACCATATTTGTGGATGGTCGCCACCCAAAAGATATGATGAGATCTATTTCTCATGAGTTCATTCACCACATGCAGAATGAGAATGGAATGTTTGATCAACCATCAACCGCAGGAGCGCAATATGCTCAAAAAGATCCCCATTTGAGAAAAATGGAAGCAGAAGCCTATTTAAAAGGTAACCTCTGTTTCAGAGATTGGGAAGATGGTTATAAAGCACAAAATAAAGATATTTTTTACGAAAGGAGAATTTACAAAATGTCAACTAAAAAATGGAAAAACAAAGAGCTTAACGGGCTTTTAAACGAACGTTGGGGTTTTGAGATGAACCTTGAGAAGTTAAGTGAAATTAACATCAAGAGTGCCCTTTCTGATATGGATCGTCCAGCGGATGCTCCAATGGGACAACCAGCACAAGAACCTGCAACCTTAGAGCTTGCCGCTGATGAACACCCAGACAACCTTATGGCTCTCCTACAGGATATTGTAGGGTCACAAGCACCTAATATTGATATCGAACAACTAGCAGCGTCTATTCGACAGTCTTTAGGTATGGAGCCTGTAGAAAGCGGTTGTGCTGCTCCTCTCGAACCAGAATCAACAGCATTGAGTCCTATGATGGAAAGCAAAATCCGCAAAGCAGCGAAAGAAGCGCTAAGAAGAATAGCATCACAAAAGAGAAAGTAAAATGAAAGTTAAAATAACGTCTATTGAGCAGTTAGAAGAAATCTCTGGTGTTGGAGCCGGAGTGGGACAACCTATCGAGGGTACTGTTGTTGATAAAAAAGAATGTCAAACAGAAACGCTACTTAGAACCCACATTAGAAACCGAATTACAGAGATTAAAAGACAACAACATCTTAAAGAACAGCAATTAAGGACTGTCATTAAAAAGTATATTAAGGAAGCTAAAGATGTCGCTAATCCTCATCCAAGTACTGGTATCAACAAGCTTCGAGATGCTTTTCGGAAAGCTAAGCCAACAATTAAAAGTCTTTTCCAACAACTAACAACATCAGAAGAACAAAGGTCTTCATTCGTTGCTCACTTACTAGCAGCGTTTGTAAGGTTGTTTGATCAACTTGATGCTATGAATGCTAGTGGTGCCACACCAGCCGAAGCAGCAGACGCTGTTGAGTCAGGAGCGGAAGAACTAGCCGCACCAGAAGCAGGTGTTGCTGATGAGATAGAAGCAGAGCTTAAGGACTTACTCGAAGCAATCGATGTTGAAATAGAGGACAATGAAGAAGATGAGATGGATATCGTCACAGCAGATGAAGAAGCAGAGAAGCCCAAGTCTCAAATTGAAAAAGACATAGCGAAGAAGAAAGACCAAGATAGTGAACGGTCTGCCTTTGCAGCAGGATTAGAAGGAGAGACGACTGGTAGAAACCAAGCGTTCGATGCCTTTAGGCTGACACAATCTTATTTTTCAGATGCATATCTAGATTTAGCAGATCCAAGTGATAAGCAAATGTTTAAAGACTGGTGTTTATATAACTTGGACCTTCTTCTCAAGTCTTTCGATGAAGAGATCAAACCAGACATACAAAAGCCAGAGATTCACTCACCTGAAGGTGCCTAATGTGGCAGAAGAAAAATCAAGAATATAAAGGCAAATCATACCACTACTCTTTCATCAACAAATTGAAGAAAGAAAAGAAGATAACTGGTGAATTTGAGGTCATGATGTCAACATTGACTTTAGAAGAAATAATTGCCATTAAGCTGGAGTTGTCGTCTCGATATATCAACAATCGATTGTACAACTTTCCCATCTGGTCTTCATTAAACAATATAATAAAAGAAGCCGTTTTGAATTATGCCCTTACAGCGTGTCGGTCGTATGCAGATGCTGCTTCTTTTTTAGGTATGAATAAGAGAGAATTTAAAACAACAATAAAAAAATACGACATAAAGCTTGACAACTAATAACTTGTGTGTTATAATATCTTTATAACTTGGAGGAAATATGTTAAACGATCAAATAGATAAAATTATTGCTAAATTCAAAGGTAAAGGCGGCGACGAAGAAGCCGAATGCATCCTTATTGATAACAATACGGACAGGAAAGAAGGATACGTCTCAGTATGGGGATGTAATCATAATATTGCAAAAATTGCCGAAAGATGTAGGAAGAACATAATTAAGATAGAAGAGAATTGCGACGGAGTATCGCTATATATCGACAGAAAGGCGTTCCGAGGTGTCGTCTATGCCTTTCGAAACACTAAGGGGTAACACAATGTCTGATAATAAAACCACAGTCATGTCGACGGAAGAGATGATTGGAACCATCACTAGTATATTAAAAAATGGTATGAAGCTAGGAGATATGACCGAAGATGAACAAAGAGCATATCAAGCTAGTCTGATAGAACATGTTACAACAAGTCAGTACTACACTGCTTTTTATGATCATGAAACGAAAACAATAATGGTAGAGACAAGCTATTTTGATCCTTTATTATGCGTTGATGTGACACATGATTCTATTTACTTCTTACCGTTGTCTGAAAATGGCTATTATCCTGCCTTTATGAAGATTATCGAATTCATCATGCTTGACAGAAAAAAGAAGAAAGCAATGATGGAGGAACAAAAAGAGGAAGAGAAACCAAAAGAGATACCAAACTTTGATTTCTTATAAAAAAAATTATGAAAGCATTTTATTTTAAATCGCCTTGAAGATGAATCCGGCATATCAGGTACTGGCCGTGTTGCCCAAGGTTTTATTTTTGACAATGGGAAGGTTGCTTTGACTTGGCTGTCGGAGCATCCTTCCGTTACTATTTATGATAATATTGGAGAAGTAAGGGCGATCCACTCTCATGATGGAAAGACTGAGATCGAAATGATCCCCGATTACAAGAGAGCATTCAATGAGATGAAAGCTTTCGTTGAGAACTTCTCCCTCGCTGACGCGTTCTCTTCCAAAGTACCAATGGACTCCCCAGCAGCAAAAATGATTAACAACAAGGATAACTAATGGAAAATATATCAGAAAACTTAATGTCTCTTACGAAAAAGCTACAAGACAGTGATAAAGAGACGCAAATCATGTTCGCCCAACTCTTTGAGCTTTCTAGAAAGATGGCTGAAAAAGGACTTTCGGTCCAAGAGCTTCAAATGATTTCAATCATGGGTCACCAAGTGTCTCAAAATCCCGATATGAAGCAAATGTATCAATATCTTTTCAATTTAACTAAATTTAATCCAAACGATACATTTCATTAGGTTTAATCCGAGTCTTTTTGCTATTTATAGTGAAAAGGAATACATCTTATGAATAAAAAATCAATAGCCCTCGGTGTTATCAAGCATCCTCTTATCAAAAAGATACTAGAGGCTAACATAGCTTCGTCAAGCGTCGTTAATCGCTTGATTGTTGAAGAGATCATGTCGGATCTCGAAGAAGCAGCAGTTGGCGACCAAGGAATATATCAGTCCGTTACTGGTGGAATTAGAAGAATAACAAATCCTGCTCTACCTCCTGACAAGCTAAAAACAAACGTTGACAAGATCCTTGCTTCTTTAGAGAAAGGAGAAGTTCCACATTCAAGGTTTAAAGATGCCTCTGAGCCTGTTCAACAAAAGCTCATTGCATACACTAGAGGTCGTGTAAAAGCAGCCCAAGCCAAGCTTGGAGATGATGGTGGAGAAGCCGCCGAACCTTCTGACGAACCCAGCGCATCCGCTGAAGAACCTGCTGCTGCCCCACAGCTACCAGCAGAGCAAGAGATTACACTTGCCACATATGAGCCGCTATACAACCTACTTAAATCTGGGGAGTTTGACAACGAGAAACTAAAGGCTGTCTTCGATGCTATGCCCAAGCAGGCATACATGCCTAATCTCAATGAAAGCTTGAATAGGATCAAGAAGCTTATTCCAGCGATCATCGCTAGATTTGAAAACCTCGGAACAAACTTTGAAACAGGACTATTCAGAGAGTTTGTTATTGCTGTAAAGTCTCTATACAAATTTACATTTGGAACAGAAGGCGGTGAAGTCACCGACGAACAAATGACAGCCTTCAGTGCAGAACTGAAACAAAAAGCCGCTGAGTTAGGTCAAGAAATTGACGACCAACAGGCACAACAAGTAGCCCGAAAGATGCTGACTGACAAAGAAGTCACCACTCTTGTGGCAAACATTGACACACCTCAAGACGCTGAGAAAGCAGTTGATAGCATAGAAGGTGTCCTACAGAGAATGCTTCAAGATCCTGATGCAGCCGACCAAAGAGTCGAAGATACATCTGTTAACGTACCATCTGAAGCGTATTCAAAAGCCTTTCTGAACTTTCAGAAGTACTTCTTGAAGGTTCGAACCTTGAAGCAACAAACAGACGTTCTTGAGCCTTACTTTACCATCATCAAGCAGATGGCAGGTAAGCAAAAACCAGAATGGGATCAAGAAGCAGCCGCCTACACAGATCAAGTGGGACAGCTACAAGAAGCAGTAGTGGAGAAACTAGATAAAGAGGTCATCAATGCTTCCAATGTTATATTGAGAGACATGGATAAGCTCGAAGAAATCCTAGACGAATACAGTAAAGTAGCAGGAGAGGGTATCAAAGGCTCTATGTGGTTATATAGGAAGTATGGTGAGGGAGACCCTCAGAAGCTATTAAAAAGCTTTACACAATCAATCCTTGAAAACATCAATGATCTAGACGATGTGATGGAGGCCCTCTTAACAGCCCCAGAACCAGAAGAAGAAACCGAACCCGAGCCGGTCACAGAGCAGAAAGAGGAACAAGAGGAGCTATCGACTCAAGATATCATTGCTCTCGTTAAGGGTGTATATACAAATGTCGCAGACCTAGGTTCTAAACTGAATGACGTGTTAACCAATACACAGCCAAAAGAACCCGGTGGTCGTCAAGTTAGAGACCTGCAGGAAGAAGAGCCTGAAGCACAACCAGAGCCACAATCTGCCACTGCACAAGGTGAAGTTGCTTCTTCAATTAAAGAACAAGCATCAAAGATCTATGATGAGCTTAAGAAGATTGATAAATTCTTCCCAAGAATTAGTCCATTTGGAAACGATTATTCAATAGACGAATCACTAAGATTCTTTCACGCAATTGTAAAAGGCTTCATTGGTCTCGTATCTCAGATTAATCAATTTGCAAGAGATAAGGCTATTCCTCCACAATTAGCCAGAGAGGTTAGGCAAAAACTCCAAGACATCAAAGTGTTTCTTTTGGATACATTTGGCCTCTCTGATCGAACAAAGAAGTCTTCGAGCAAAGGTTCTTTGACCAAGATAGGCGGAGGTGAAGGATACAATCCAGAAACAGATATTGCCAAGCCTTTAGAGGTTAGCAGCTTCAAACTCTTAGGCATGGACCCTAATTTTGGAGGAGATCAAGGAACGCCAAAAGCATTACAGTTTGGTGAGAATGATTACCGAGGAATCATACGAGCATTGAAGAACAAGTTCATCAAGCCATCTGATTTTAATAAACATTTGGGAATAAAAGACCCAGATAAGGGAATGAAACTTTACAGAGCATTTGTGCTTCTATATATCTTTGCCATTGCACAACATAGAGATACCGAAGAGACCCTACAGGAACAAGTAATAAAAAGGATCATTACTCTTCTGCGAGAAGCACCAGAAGGTCTATCGGCTGTTGGACCTTTAGCAGCAGCTTTTATGAGTAAATTACCAATGTTAAATATGGATAAGGACAATTTAGCCGCTGCACTGAACAGTCTTATCAAATATGAACCTACCCTTGTCCCCCTGTATCAAGAGTTAGCTAAAAATACTCTGCTTAAAAACTTAGCTAGCAAAATCAAACAAGCTGAGATAAGAAATGGCGAGTTGAAGATTAGCACTATAGGCAATCCAAGTGTGTTTCTTACAAATTTCAAATACGAAAGCTTCAGTTCTGATCGAGAAGATGCACCTTCGTTTGATCCTGAGCAAGAAGAAAAGGTTGAGGATGCTGTTGAGCAAGAGATTGAAATAAAGCAAACTGAGATGAGTGACATCGACGATAAAGAAAAAGAGGAAATCGCCACAGCCGTTGCAGAAAAGCTCTTAGGTGATAAGGGAGCATCCCAAGAGGCCGAAGAGGCTCTAAAAGATCTAGCAATTGATGTTCTCAATCAAATGGCAGTGGAAATAATGGACACAACTTATCCCGATAAGAAAATACAGCCATCTCGTATGAAACTTGTTGACTTTGAAAAACTTTTAAGCACTGATTTCGTAAAAGAATATTTCAAAAATGCTGAAAAAATAGAAGAGATAGTAGGCAAAGCCGAGACCAGAGCACGAGCCGGAGAAACACAACTAGTAACAGAGGAAGAATTCAATTTACTCAAAAGTGTTTTGTCGCAAAGGATTGATGAAGGTGAAGAGCATCTAAATATGAATGTGCCGATCTTTCATGCTCTTGGAGACTTGCTTGGCTACTCGTATGAACAGCTTGTTAAAACGCCCAACCTCTTTCAGCCCCTCCTCAGTGAGATTTCTAATTTAAAAGTCTTTCAGAGAATAAAGAAAGCAGTAGAACAAAGAGACCTTGAGCAAGCAAGAGAATCGTTGAAAGATATCGATTTTGACGATCCGGATCTCTACGACGATAGCCTTGGGCTTCCGGACGATTATGACTCTATGTTATCGAATGATTAAGACCAATTAATGCAAAGGAGCAAAAATGGCTAAAAAAAATTATGTGATCGACACGTCGGTCTTTCTATCTGACTCAGGTTGTATTAACAAATTTGGAAATGCCGACTTATTCATAGCGTATAAAGTTCTTGAGGAAATCGATAAACATAAGAAACGACAGGACTCTGTCGGTTTTCATGCTCGTCAAATCATCAAGACTTTGGATGAGCTTCGTTCCAAAGGTTCTCTTGCTAAAGGTGTTCGCCTAGGTAAGGGCAAAGGTATATTCAAGGTAGAAGAGGGACAGGCGACCTTGCCTGATGGTCTTTCAATGAAAGTACCAGACCATCAGATTTTAGCCACTGCACTGTTTGTCAAAGAGGCACATGCCAATCGTAAGACGATTGTTGTATCTCGTGACATAAACATGCGAGTTATTGCCGACGCTGTTGGTATCCAAGCAGAAGAATATCAGACAGCCCAAGCTGTCGAAAGCACCGACAAGATATATACAGGATTTGTAGAAGTTGTTGTTGATGATGAACTTGTTGAACAATTCTATAATGAAGAAGAGATCAGAATAGATCCGGATCTTTTGAAATCACAAAAGGCAACACTGTATCCAAATCAGTTTGTTATGCTCATTTCTTCCTCTAATCCGAAGAAAACTGCACTTGCAAGGTGCATAGAGGGGGTAAGACCCCTTGAGAAGATTAGAGACCGAAAACATGAGGTATCTTGGGGAGTTTTACCAAGAAACAAGGAACAAGGCTTTGCCTTTGATCTCCTATTTGACGAAGAAATTCCATTTGTCTCTCTAATTGGTCGAGCAGGTTCAGGAAAGACACTTATGGCTATAGCTGCTGGAATGGAACAGACACTGGGTATGCATAATAACAAATACAGAAAACTGGTAGTCTCAAGACCAGTTCAACCAATGGGAAAGGATATTGGATTCCTGCCCGGCGATCTTAAAGAAAAGATGATGCCTTGGCTTATGCCCATTAAGGATAATATGGAGATGATCTTAGGTCAGGACAAGATCATTTTTGAACAATTTCTAGAGCAAGGAAAGATCGAGATCGAAGCACTGACGTATATACGTGGTAGATCGATTAACAACGCTTTTATGATTATTGATGAAGCACAGAATCTCACCGCTCATGAAGTTAAGACGATCATTACCAGAGTCGGAGAAAACACAAAGGTAGTTTTAACCGGTGATATCGAGCAGATAGATAACATCTATACAAATGAGACCTCAAATGGCCTCACATACGCAGTCGAAAGATTTAAAGAATATGATGTCGCTGGACACGTTACATTCACAAAAGGTGAACGTTCCAGAATCGCAACATTAGCCTCAAAGATTCTCTGAAACTGCTATTGCAATATATTTATACTTGACAATCATACGATTGTGTGTTATATTATTAACATAACGATGGAGACATTATGAAATGGATTTCAAATTCAATTGATGAATCAAGAACTCTAAAGGATCACTATAAATTGCACAGTATAGATATAATCATAAAGGAACAGGTGCCCGAGAATGTGGATATTGATTTTGTTATAAAATACATTGCCGCAAGAGTACCGGAGTATTTGATTTCTGGTATTGATATAATCTACGTAGGACAGTTTGATTTTTTAATAGTAAAAGGGGTCAATGCATTATACGAAGATGGTGCAATTTACTTAACAAATGACCAAACAGATGAGATGGACATGATCGATGATATTGTTCACGAGATTGCTCACGCTGTTGAGAATAGTTTTGTAGAGTTGGTTTATGGTGATGGTAAGCTCGAGATAGAGTTTTATAACAAAAGGAACCAATTGTATGCTGTCTTAGACAATGTAGGTATAACACCTCCTCCTCAATTTATAGTAACTACCTCTTACGATAAAGGGGTAGATGATTTCTTATACAAACAGGTAGGTTACACTGCACTTTGGAACTATGTTGTGGGAATTTTTCCATCACCATATGCTGCTACGAGTTTAAGAGAATATTTCGCACGCGGCTTCGAAGAATACTATATAGGAGACAGAAAAAGCTTGACAAAAAGTAATATCGTGTTATATTCTAAGCTACAAGAACTTGCTGACTTGGAGGAATAATGCATATATCTTTTTCAGAACTTAAAATGTGGGCTGAGTGCCCATGGAAACACCGGCTTGTCTATATTGATAAAATAAAGAAGTTTGTTGGTAACGAATTCACAGCCTTTGGCTCTGCTCTTCACACTCTGTGTGAACATGCGATTGTCGACAAGATTCAGGATGATGAGTTTGATGAATTCTTCGAACATGTTTTCGAAAAGGAGATAGCTAGGCTTCTCGTCAGAGGAGCAGAGTTTGATCAAAAGCTTGTTGACGATATGCTCGACCAAGCAAGACTCTTAGCACCTCAAATCATACCACAAGTTGTAAAGCACTTTGAAGGCTACGAAGTCTATTCAGTAGAAGAGATGTTGTACGAAGACATCAAAGATTTTGAAACGGACCTTAAGTTCAAAGGTTATATCGATCTTGTTCTAAAAACACCAGACAACAAATACCATATCATTGATTGGAAGACCTGCTCATGGGGCTGGGATGCTAAAAAGAAGTCTGATAAGCTTGTAACATACCAGTTGACATTGTATAAAAAGTTCTTCTGCCAAAAGCACAACATCGATCCATTGCTTGTTGAAACACACTTCGCTCTCTTAAAGAGAACAGCTAAGAAAGACAACGTTGAGATATTCAGAGTCACCTCTGGATCAAGAAAGACTCAAAACGCAGTTGATTTATTAACAAGAGGGATCAAGACGATCAAAAGTGGGTTAAAAATAAAGAATAGAAACTCATGCACATACTGTGAATTTCGCCACACAACCGATTGTCCCAGATAAAAAAAATATTTTTTTTACTTTTTCCTTGACAACACCGATAAAGCATGTTATAATATAATAAACAAGCGAGGTATTACTTGTCAAAGAAAAAAATATTAACACTTTCCGATCATCCTCTCTCACCGTCTGGTGTTGGAACCCAAACAAGATATATTTGTGAGGCTCTTCTCAACACTGGGCGGTACTCTATTTTGAGTTTGGGTGGCGCAATAAAACACCAGAACTATTCTCCGATCCAAGTCGACCCTTATGGAGAAGACTGGAGAATAGTTCCTGTAGATGGTTATGGAAACCATGAGATGATTCGCTCTATTCTTAGAGCAGAGAAGCCAGATGTTATCTGGTTTATGACTGATCCCCGATTTTGGGGTTGGTTATGGGAGATTGAAAATGAAATTAGGCCGCTTTGCTCAATGGTGTATTACCATGTATGGGACAACTATCCTTATCCTCATTTCAACCGGAACTTTTATCTTTCTAACGACCATGTTGTCACTATTTCTAAAGTTACTGATGACATTGTTAGAAATGTAGCTCCGGAAGTTGCATGCACTTATATTCCGCATGCAGTTAATCCCGATGTGTTCAAACTGTATGAACCTGAACAAATCCAGCTACTTCGTGAAGAAAACTTTCAAGAAGAGGATTTGGGCAAGGTGGTTTTCTTTTGGAACAATCGTAACGCCAGAAGAAAACAATCAGGCACTCTTATTTGGTGGTTCAAAGAGTGGTTAGATGCAAAAGGGTTGAGAGACAAAGCTCAACTCATAATGCACACAGACCCTAAAGATCCTCACGGTCAAAACCTTGAGCACATTATAAACCATCTGGGATTAGACCAAAGAGAGATTCTTCTATCAACGAAGAAGATCCAACCGGAGCACTTAGCAGCTATGTACAACATGGCTGATTGCACCATCAATGTTTCAGACGCCGAAGGTTTTGGGCTCGCTACTCTTGAGTCGCTTTCTTGCGGCACGCCTATTATTGCCACTATGACAGGAGGGCTTCAAGAGCAAGTAACAGATGGTCAAGAGTGGTTCGGTATTGGTCTATATCCCTCCTCTAAGACAATCATTGGATCACAACAAGTTCCCTATATCTATGAAGATAGGATTGATAGGGCCCAGTTCCACTCTGCTTTGACAAAGATGTATTCTATGACCAAAGAGAAGAGAGCCGAGATGGGTCGAATGGGAAGAAAACACGTTATTGATAATTATAATTTTATTTCTTTTGAAAAACAATGGGTTAATCTTATGGACGGAGTCATCGAAGAGAATGGCTCATGGTCAACAAGAGAGCATTATAACGGTATAAGATTCAAGGAGGTAGCGTGAAAAAGAAAATATTTGTAAAAGGACCAGTACTATCACAGAGTGGATATGGAGAGCAAGCTCGCTTTGCTCTTCGAGCCCTAAGAAGCAGAGAAGATTTATTTGATATCTATGTTGCTCCTATAAAGTGGGGACAAACTGGCTGGCTTTGGGAAGAATCAGAATTTAGAGAATGGATGGATGAGAGAATAACTCGCACCCAAATCATGCTTGAAAAAAAGGAACTGATGCCGGATATCTCGCTTCAAATAACTATACCAAACGAATTTGAAAAAATGTGTCAAACCAACATCGGATACACAGCGGGTATTGAAACTACCAAATGCTCCCCACAGTGGCTTGTTAAAGGCAACGAGATGGATAAGATTTTGGTAGTATCTGAGCATGCTAAAATGTCATATGCTGATACAACTGTCCAAGCATCGATGGGAGAAGGCCAAGAGCCATTTGACTATAAGCTACAGACGCCTATAGACGTTGTTCATGAGACTACTCCAACAGCCCCAGCCGAACCCATTGAAGGGTTCGAACTAGGCTGCAAGGATAACTTCTTAATGGTCTCACAGCTAGGTCCAAGGAAGAATTTTGAAAATGCACTGTCTTGGTTCGTAGAGGAGTTTTTTGATAAAGATGTTGGCTTGGTTATCAAGACCAATTTTAAATCAAATAGTCTAACAGACTTTGATGCTATAGAGAACCACTTATCATCTCTCCTTCGTAGATATGAGAATAGAAAGTGCAAAGTGTACATACTCCATGGTGACTTGACTAGAGGTCAAATGCAATGGCTATATGAACATGAGAAAATAAACGCTCTTGTCAATATAGCACACGGAGAAGGCTTTGGATTACCAATGTTTGAAGCCGCTAGAGCAGGCATGCCGATAGTTACTGTGCCTTGGTCTGGTCAAATGGATTTTCTGTCTCACAATGGAAAGAGCTATTTCCAAGAAGTAGATTATACAATCCGACCCGTACAGCCGCAAGCAGTTTGGGATGGCGTTGTTCAACAAGACTCCATGTGGGCCTTTGCCGATCAAGGTTCATACAAGATGACTTTAAGAAAGACCTTGAAAAGTAAAAACCGAGTGAAAGAAACAGCAGAAGAATTGAAGGCTCTCATCGAACAGAAG